TTATCCCCTGGCTTTACTTTGTCGGCAAGGTCGCACTTATCGTTTGTCAATTGGAAGATTACAAGGTTGCCGTACCTTGCGCCAGTGTCAAGGACAAAATTTCTCATTGTGAATTTGTCCGATTTCCTTTCTTCGGGAAATATCTTGTGGATTTTACCTGATATGTTCATTGTCTTATATTTTGTTTATCTTTTCCATGAATTGATCAACCTCGTCTCTAATGCTGTTAATCTTGCTTTGAGAGCTTGGATTTGTTGGTGTTGGGTTTCCAGTTGCCTATGCATTGAGGCTTGTTTGCTTTGTTGGTCCCAAATGTTCCAATTAATTATAATAAGAGCTATGATACAGATTATTACTTCCATTTGTTTGTCTTTTTTCTTATTTCAATGTTTTTCTTTATGTCGTTTATCCCACTCCAAAAACGATTAACAATAAATGTAACTAAAAAATAATACCAAAATATAATCCCACATACCATGACAATAATTCCCAGCTTCATTAAAATTGTTTCCATAGTTACTTTTTTTGAGCTTCTTTTCTTTGATGGTGTTCTCTAATTAATTGCTTCCATGCATTATATATATTATCATGTATTATTTTTAGCTGCCTAATTTTTACAGTATCTTTGTTTTCTTTAACTGTTGGCTGTATTAGATAAAAATTATACGTGCAGCTATTAAATATAATTATTACCCCAATGATTGATAATACTTTATTTCTCCTATTAAAAAAATCCTGCACCTTCTTTATTATTGGGTCGGTGTGGGTTGCAAACCATTGGTCATAAGCTCCATCTGATAAATCAAGAAAAAATATTACAACACATCCAATCAAAGTGATTATAATTCCCATACTGATAAAAAGTAATACTATACTTACAACATCACGGACAACCTCATTTGTTGAATAATTTACGTAGGCCCATTTAATCACAAAAACAACTACGCATATTAGTAAAAATGAAAATGTCCTTTTAATTAATGTTGCCGTTTTCATTTCCCTGAATTTTCAAGTTGCTTAATCTTCCGTTCAATATACCAAACCGCTTTTTTAAGGTCATCCACTGAATTTTCACCATCTTTTAACCCTTGTCTCCAAAGGTACTTTATAGCGTTTCCGGTGCAATAATCATGGTGCTGAGTAATTTCTATGCACTCAATTCCGCTTGGGTGTGAATTGTAGTGTTTTGGTTTGGTTATTGGGTCGAATTGTGGAGACTTCATTTTGTTTAACTCCTCTGGAATCACACACTCTTTGTTCTCTAATTTTACAAAACCTTCAAGATTATATATTTTATTTAATTCTGCATCTTCTTTCTTCTTAGAATTGCCAGCGATCCAATCGGACAAGGTTATTTCGGTGAATAATGGGTTTTGTGTTCCTACATGACCATCATTATAATAATAGTAATTAGTACACAATCCTTTTAATTTTCTATCAATTGACAATAGAAGCCTCTCCCAGTCCTTATTTTTTATTGTAGCGCCTTCTAACCACTCCGGCAAACATTTAATGCACCACTTCTCAGGGAGTCCATACATGGCGTAGTATGGGGTGAAGTTGCCGTTGTGTATTGAAATCCAAAATGAAGGCCCTTCTCCATATTTCTCAGTTTTTGACCAAGAAAATGAATCAATATATGCAGAATTAACATCATTAGAAATATTTTTATATGGAGTTACAAATTCTATGAACCTTTTCTCCGCTAATTTCCTAATCGGTTCTGGTAAGTCTTTAATTAACATGGTCTTAAATTAAAAAAGGGTTTGATGCTATCTCCCCCGAATCAACTAACAACATCTTTCGACAAAATAATCTGTCAAACTCATTCCGGCTTTCTTTGCGTTGCGGTCAAATTTCTTCCGCTGCGTTGCCGTTAGCCATACTTGGGCTTTTACTTCTTTTTTCTCCTTTTCTTTTTTAACTCTGCTCTGTGCCATTTTATAAAATTTAATAATGATTCCAAGGGTCGTATTCGTCCATCTTTTCAAGAAATTCCTTCAACCAACTTTTGAACCACGCTAACAAAATTCCTGAAAATAAACCGATTGCGAAAAATACCAATTCATTCATATTTTGATGGGTTTAAAAAGTTCTTATTCAGAAAGTACTTTAAATGCATATTCAAACCCTTATCCCCAAACGAAAAGCAGAATCTACCCCTTACCTTTTTTTCGATTTGCTCCAAATTAATCCCCTCATTAATCTTGCAGTCCACGTACTCAACCGGGTTTTCAAAAAAGGTGTTCCCATAGAGTGATTTAATGACCATTCCTTCAGGGAGATTCCAGTTATAGGTATCCATTGCCTGAATGAATTTTGTCTTATTATAGACAATCGGGACGTGTATATCAAAATGGTAAGTGGGTAATCCGAAACGCTCTAATTCTGTCTTAGCGTTTGAAAGACATTTAAAATATCTTTCTTTCGGAGATCTTCGGTTAATCCATTCGCTTAGTGTGCCGTAAAAATACGATTTTATTTGATATGTTTCTGTTTTTTGTAAAAAAATATGGTCGTCATTTAAAAATAAAAAGTCTTCACTTAGTCTGTGATCATAACACGCTGCTAAGATTTTTTCCTTAATCGAACACTCTTTGCATGGTATGTCTTGCTTTGGAATGTGCGTCACATTTTTAACCCAATCAGGTTTTTCGCCTACCAAATAAACTTTGTCATAACCGGTCAAATTCTTCTCAACCGATCTTAGGGAATATCTTAACTCATTATCTCCCCATCTTGAACCAGATCCCAAAACATAAACTAAATCCATCTGACCACCTCAGCAATTACGCCCTCGCCTCCTTGCTTTTGGATGATTGTCGGGCTGAGTCTCAAAATACTTGCATCGGTATTGGTCGGGCAGAATACCTTTTCCGCTTTTACTGCCATTGGATAATCCCAAACATCATCACAGACAACCCAAAATTTTCCAAAACTTTCAAAAGGCAAATTTCCCTTATCCCTGGACTGTATTAACTCGGCCCCTACCTTTTCGGCGTACTTGGCATTTATATTTCCTTCGTCTGCCGTTACGATTATAACTCTAATTCCTTTGGCAACTATTTCCCTGATTGCCCGAATGTCCTTTGAGTTGAATGCCTTGAATGGCTTTTCTCCGGTGTGGTCAATATACATTTTGCCATCTGTTAGGACTCCATCACAGTCAATCAATAAAGTGTCTATACTTTTTGCGCTATCCATACAAACCAGGATTTGTTTTCAAATTTGTTCTTGTGGATTGAGTAGCTTTCAATTCTTTCATCCACTAATTGCCTTGGTCTTTCTTTTTTCCGAGCTGCGTAAATATGAACCCCATCCTGAGTGATATTCCACTGATGAAATCCCTGGTAATTTTCAAAAATTGCCTCATTTTCAAAACCCTGAATAATGATAAAACCGCCTATTTTGGTGGCATCGATCAGGTTTTTAAAAACTGCTTGAGGATCAACACTGTGGTCTATGGCATTACTCATGTGGACCACATCGTACTTTTCTGGAAATGCTGCCCCAACTTCTTCCCCTGCGAATGCTAATGGTGGAATAAGTCTGTGAGCCTCGTAATCGAAAATCTGTTTATATTCTTCTGCCAGTGGGTCGGCTGCGTCAAGGTCTTTGACCGTTCCGTTCAGAATTGAAACAACCCCGGAGCCAACGTCTAATACTTTTGGATTGTCCAAATCTCTTAGGAATCTATAAACACTCATGTCGAGTTCCTCGGTTTTAATTTCCGGGACCCATTGTGTCAAAAATCTTTGAGTTTTTACAAATCCTTTCCAGAAATTTACCTCATGTTCTTTTCCAATTTTGTCAAGTTCCATATCTTAATTTTTTGGCCATATTATTTTTCTCCAATCTTGTCCATATTTCTCAATCAGTCTTTTATGAGTTCCTGCATCGGTTTGGAATCTTAATTTTTTCCTTTGCTCTGTGATCTTGTTGGGTTCTGATTCTCTTATGTAGCTATGACCCAAAACCATTTCGGAACACGCTGCCAACTTCCATCCGTTCTGTTTTACTCTGTAAGACCAATCCAAATCCTGACCCCAATATGGGAGCATTTCGTCTAATGGGTTTTCTTTAAATACACTCGCCCGAACCAAAGGAGCTGTAAACTCAACAAAAGGAATGTCATAAACAGCAAACTCAGAATGCCCTGGTCTTAAATGTGGATGGTCCGAATTATATACCGGGTTAATTGCTGCGTAACCGGTCAAAGTCTTGGCAAGGTTTTTAATATTCTGCCAATCTTTAGGCTTAAAAGTCACATTTGAGACAAACCAAATCCATTCATATTCCTGATCTTTCATTGCCTCTTTGAAACCGGTATTGTATGCCTCACTCATTGAACCAACGCCTTTCCGATCAACCAAATAAACAGGGTCGTTTGTCTGGGCTAAAAGGAGTTCAGTTTCCTTCCAATATTCTTCCTGATATATGATGGCTACTATTCCAATCATTTTATTGCGTTGCAGTGGACTATTATACAATTCTTATTTGGGCCTGATTCGGGAACCGACAAATGAAGAATATTCCATGCCCTTGTGGTGTAATTCAGTTTCCCAATTTCAGACCTCAGAAAATAATTTGTGAATGTGTGTGGTCGGTAACATCTCACGTGAGTAGGATCAGCAAATTCTAAATCAGGGTCCATACCTGCGCATGGTGTTTCTATGTATAGCGCACCGCCTGGCATGAGAATACGCCAACATTCATCCATGAACGGCAAAAGCCCATTTCTTAAATGTTCTACCAGGTGGACTGCGGAAATATTCAAAATAGAATTATCCTCAAACGGCCAAGGGTAAACATCAAGATCATGAACAACGTCCACGTTATGATATGGCCTTAAATCACAGTATATGTGGTCCTTTTCTTTGGTGTTCACATGGGAACCACAACCCAAAACAAGTGTACTCATTCGATTATCTCTCTTACTTTTGCCATCCAATAAAACCAGTCATATATTCTTATTTGACTTTGTAATTCTTCCGCTTTCTTCTTTGCCTTCTCAGGATTATCAAACGCCTGGATGGCTGCGCTCAAAACTTGATTATAGTTGTAGCCTATTTTATAGCAATTTTCTACAAACAAGTCATCATCCCCTTTATCAATTCCCCTAACAACTATACAGTTTTTGGTTGCTGCCTCTAAAGGGGCCGTACTTCTTGCATCGCACTTTGTGGCCTTTATGAATATTTTAGCCCTTCTGTAAAGGCTATTCAAAGTTTCTAAATTCGGTTTTACGTGGTATTCATCTGGAACATCCATAAACTCCTTACAAGGCAGTTGAGAATAAGCAAGAACCTTGCAGCCGTATAGCTTTTTTAATTCCTTGGCTACTCGTGCGCCTATGTAGTCCACATCTTTTGTCGGATTGCCAGGCTCCCATCCTTCCACCAGTATCACATTTTCTTTTATTGGGTCTTCTAATGGAAATAAATCGAAATTTACCCCATTTCCTAAATAAACATCTTGATCGTTTGATCTTTTGATTTCCTTATAATTCCATTCCGATATGTAAAACATCGGGAATTTTGAATTATAGAATGCTTTACACGCTCTTTGCCAGGATATGTCATGAGGCTTGAACATATTTTCCAACATCTGCATGAACACGAAACACTTCTCAGGTAGATGTTTGCTCTCCAACAAATAAGAATGATGTGGGCTGCATACAATCAGGCAATCATATTTTTTTAAATAAATGTCAGTTGTGACCTTAACAGCCTTATCCAGTGGATACCATTGATGTTTACCCAACTTAGAAGTTATCAATGTTACTTCATGGAATTCCGACAGTCTGTTTGCCCATTCCAAAATAACATTTATTCCACCATGTGCCGAGAATCCCGGAATTGTCAAAGCTATTTTCATACAATCAAAACAACAATTAGGTATATAATGCTAAAAATCAGCCATACCAAAAGTGTTTCTTTAAGTGCTTTCATAGTCAAGAGTGTGTGCAAAAATATTAAGAATTTATTTAATATCAATGAGTTGGGTGAAATAATTTTGCGGTGTTGTCTATTATTTTATGTTAGGGTAGAAGCCGGATATTCTCATAATAACTTTGCAGCCCCGACTATTAATGCTTTGATTGGTTCTTTATCCATTATTTTATAGTTTTACTGAGAGGTCTAAAATGGTAGTGCGATTAAAATTATTTAGTTTTCTAAATATTGCTTAATACACGTCAATATATGATCTAATGTTTTTTAAAATTTAATACTCTCTAATCGCACTCAAACGGTCAAGTTCAGCAGCAATCAAAGCACCTGCAATTATTAATCTCTCTCTGTACGGCTTCTCTCTCATTTTCTTATAAATGTCAATATCCCATCCGTTTGGAGGCAATTGGCTATTATTACATTCCGCAGGATAAGCCAATAGTTTTGATGCACCAATAGCCAATTGATAGCTGCTATTTTCCTGAATATCCATTTCAGTAGTTCTGCCATGTTTTAAGATTTATAAAATATTTTATGAACCCTCGAAAGGGGCTGTCTTTCCACGCTGCCATAAGTTATATGAAACTTAAACCCATTCCATTTTATTATATGGACAATCACCGTTTATGTTTTTACTTCGGTTGACGGTAACGAAGTGGCAAAAAATGGATGGCTCCAATTTTATTTCTTATAAATATACTTCTTTTTAAATTCCTCAGTTGTGGTAATGTGTATTTTTTCACCGTTATTTAAAGCCTCCCAAGCATCTTTGGTCATAATTAAATCCGCTGTATGGTGATTACCAATTCCCATAACAAGACTAACTGTTTCGGTATAAAATTCGGTTTTGAAACCTGCTTTATTTACAGAAACGTGAGATTTTGGGCTAATTTTAATTTCTTTTCCCAATTTGTCAATTGTCTCAATTTCGTAACCATACATTCTTGTGGCTTGTTTACCCTTAGGTGTTATCATATCAACACCAATTGTTAAATCATTTTTCATATAATAATACTTTTAAAGTTTAACTTATAATAATTCATATTTTTGTAAATATTTCTTCTTTCTTTTCAAGTTCTTGTCTCATTATTTTGTATTGTTTTTTAGTTTAGTTAAATGTGGGCATATAACATCAAATATATGTTATTTATCCAGCCTCCTAACCATGTCTGCTGGATATGGTGCTACTTGGCTATGGTCTTTCCCGCTAAGTTTAAACTCAACCAATATGCTTCCATCTTCCAATATTTCGGCAATCTTACCTACGTTGTTAGGTTTTGATTTTTTTGGTGCGAACCTTTGCAGCATCAATAATCCAGCATCTATTACTTCTACTTTGTCCCCAATTTTTAATTTCTCTTTCATTTGTTTATTCGTTTGGCGGTTCAGGTAATTTTGTTCTGTCCTTAACTGATATCCATTCCATGATTTTAGATTTTATTTATTATTCACAAGGCAACATTTCATTTTGGCAAAAACTTCCAGAAAATAATCCAGACCCATAATTCTTTTGCTTCACATAATTAACAACATCCATTATTGATGGAATCCCAACCATAATATTTTTTCCTGTTTTCTTGTCAACCTTTTTTACTTTTTTTGAACAAAACCTTATTGGTATGTAGTTCGAAGGGAAAAAACTGCTACCCATTTCTATTTCAAGATTTTTTAGATAGTCTACTTTTTCTGGCCTATACTCAACTACTTTTGCAATTTCGTCTTTAGTACACATAATGCATGGGAAACACCCCACTCGTGTGAATCCATATTTATACAATTTGTTAGGCATGAACCCATTGTCAATAATATAATCAAATACTTGTTGGGTAGACCAGCTTATAATTGGTCTTTCTACCGAACACGAATGCTCTTTTAGCCATGATATTATGTCCTTTTTCCTATAAGTATAAAATTTTGGCTTTCCATTTTTATCAACTCCGTATGGCTCAAAATAATGTTTAAAGAAGTCATCTGACTTTTCAAATGTAGATCTGTTTTTGCTTTCCTCCCATCTTATCCCTTGATAAATAACAATGTCTTGTTTTTGATTCATTATAAAATCAATAGTTGGTTTTATTTTTAATTCATCGGTACAAAATTTAGCCTTTGTGCTTGGAAATCTTTTTTTATGTTTTGCTAACTCAACGAAAGGTCTTTCTCCTTTTAGAGAAATAATTTCGCTACCCAATTTATTTTCAAACTCTTTTAAAAACCCATAAGTTGTTTCATCCTCCCAACCTGTGTCACAAAATATATGGATTGGCTTAATACCCTCATTTTTTAAAAATATAGCGGTCGCTTGGCTATCCTTGCCACCAGAAATCAGACAAATGTGTAAAGTTTCTTTTTGCATTTTTTTTTTTAAAAGTGGCGCACATAAAATGCGCCACTCAGCCTATCTACATTTTAGTTTTTGGCTTTGGCTTAACCTTTGGTTTCTTTTTCATAATAAAAAAATATATACTAACAAAATTGTTATTCTGTAATTGATTTATAACATTCAACTGTATATTTAATTTGATTTTTGCAATCATGTAAAGCATTGTGATCGTCACCATTTCTTAATACAGAATCCTTTAATTTTTCATTAAAGCTAACTAATGTCCTAACGCACCTTTCTTTTCTAAAATCCCAAGGGATTGGCATATCTAATTTGTTATAGGCATTTTGTAAAATTCCGCAATCAAACCTTGCAGATCTTGCCCATATTTCACAGTCTTTTGTGCAAAATGCAGAAAAGTCATCCAAAGCTTCTCCTAAGCTATATTTATCTGATCTGGTTATTTCTTTGATTGCGTTTTCATTTTGTCCAAACCACCAAACCAAAGTGTCTGCATTAATAATTAAGCCTTTGTCTAAGCAAGACTTTAAATCAATACATCTATAAAACTCATCATAAGTTTCACCAGTCATAATATCAAAATAAACAGCAGCTATGCTTACAATAGCGGAATAGCTTTGGTTTCCCATTGTTTCAATGTCAAGCATTAAATGTTTTTTCATTTTATTGTGTTTATATTAGATTAAGTTCAATGTAATTCCTAACAACCAACTTTTGACGCAAAGAATCAATCTTTGCCTGTAAGTCCAGATCCTCAAAATTCGAGCTTATAATGTCACCCAACAAAATTGTAGCTTTTGCTCGATCCTCTTTTGTGGCGTTTAAGTTGATTGTAACGGTTTTTAATTCCTTCTTGATAGTTTCTATAGCTAAGTCGTTAAAGTCTCGCCTCAACTCGTCTGTGAGTGTGTACGACAATTCTTTTGCGAGGAAGTAACTCGCATTTCTCCAAATCGGATTATTAAAGACCACATTTGAGTTCGCGACCTGGTCAACGCAAACGTTCCAACTGTCAAACCTTGCTTTGGCATTCAGTTCATCTTTTTGCGCCTCTGACATTTCAGGAATCCTATTTTTGGGTTCGGACAATTCCCATTTTTTTAAAATTTCTTTGTGGATTTCGTGCGAATATCCTTTTTTAATCATTGCCATCACAACCGCTGCGCTAACATTGTGGTTTGTGGAATCTGTGAATTGGTTTAAGGCCCACCGGATTGTGTATGATTTTAAAAACGGTAGGTTTTTGATTTCTTCAATGATGAATTTAACCAAATTGTTTTTTTGTTGATCCGTTTGGTCAATATTTCGATAAGCTAAATACCCATGCATGATTTTGAAAAGTTCTTTAGCTCGATGCTCAAATTCGACATCCCGCAAAAAAGGTTCTTTAATCCATATTTCAAATTTCATCCTAATCCGTTTTCTTTTTTAAATAAATTCCACGCCTCAATTGTGGTTTGTTCGTTTTTTGTAACCCGATCAACTTTTTTAAAGTCTTCTTTCAGTTCAAATAATCCTTTGTAGCCTTTGGCCATTGATTGGTTTACAATTCCTAAAGCTATTTCAGGGTTGCCGCCTGACAAGTTCAAAAGTTCCTGCTTCGCCAGTTTTTCCGACTCTTCGCTTTTGTAAGAAAATTTGAATTGATCTTTTTTAAATTTTTTCCATTTATCCCAAATTAAAACAAATGGGTCGATCTGTGAAGATACGGAATTTTCAGTTTTTGCCAAATTTTTTTGATCTTCATTTTTATCTAAATCTTTATTTATATTTTCATCTTCATTTTCATCTTCCATATGAGTGGTCATATGACCTTTCATATCTTTAGTCTTATGAGCTTTCTTTTTTTCTTTTTTTGAGTATTGATTTTTACCTAAAATATTGTTTCTTCTCGATTCAGTAAAGGCTTTCCGGTTTTCCTTCTCAATTTCTAACCTTTGATTAAAGTACAGACCATTTTCATCTGTTATGAATTTTGACCTAATAGCTTCCCAATTTTGTCCAACCACTTGACGTATCATATGTTCGGTCATATGACCTCGATTAAATTGAAGCATTAACAGTTCAATATATGCGCCCTTTTCTTCAAAAGACATTCCAAGTGTCCCGCCTAACCAGTCACCAGGATAAAATAAAAATGCCGGGTCTTTTGCCATTATAGAATAAAAAAGCCACCAAATAGGAGGGTAGAAGAACATCCGCTTTGGGATTTCATCAGGCTGTCTAACGGCCTGTCTTCGCACCCTCCTATCGAGTGGCTATAAAATTGTGAGTATTGGATTAAATTCACTGTTAGACATTTATGAAAGTAAAGTACAAATATACTACATTTTTTAAAATTTCAAGTATTTTGCCGAAATTCTTTTCAGGGTTTGGTAGTTTTTGACAGATAGGCCCAAATAGAGCCACCTTTCGCGGTCTATACTTTCAAGATCGCCTACTTTAACGTAATGCTTTGAAAAATAAGTCCTTGCATCATCATTGCAGCTAACCGAAACAAGGCTATAAATAGGCGTATCTTGGCTAACTTCCGGGATTGAATTGAGAAGGTTTATTTCTTTCTGCATCTTCTTAAGCCATTTTGCGGCGGCGTTTAAGTCGCTGAATTTAGTCCTTGAATTAATCTGATTAAGAAGGTTTAACCTGTCGTCAATGCGCTGTTTTGCCGTTACAAAGGACCTCATAAGCTGTACTGTGCTATTTTCTTTTTGTTTACTGTTATCGTTTCTGACTTGACTTTTTGCGGTTTAATTAGCTTGTTAATTTCATCAATCCTTGCGGCTAAACGGAAGCATCCGAATTTGTTTAAGGCTTCTAATGATGTTATTTTTTTACCTGTTTCTAAGTATTCCTTAATTTTTGTTGTTTGTGACATTGTTAATTGTTTTTAAAATTAGAAAAGAGTATTTTGTTTTACGTTTGATGCTTTTAGTATGTTCATAGCTGTATTATAAATAGTTAGACCAGCCTCATAATCTACCAAATTTCGTGCAACTTTTATCATGCTTTGTTCACCTTTATAAGTTGAAATATCAATTTTATGAAATTCACAAAGTCTATTTAATTCGTCTGACCCTGCTCCAATTTGTATTCTCCTATCTCCTAAATCACTTGGCAAATTAAAATTTGTCCAGTACAAATGTCTCCCTCTTTTTTTAGCCGGAATTAATGGCTCATAATATGGTATAACATTTTCAACACAATACTTTCCAGTCCTATAATAATGCTGTAAAAACAATATTTCTTCGTATAATTTCATATCCGGGTAAACAGGCTCTGTTGTTGTGTCGTAATTTGAACTATTCCAATATCTTGCCCTTGAATGGCTCGGACATGGTGGAGAGCTCCAAATAAAATCAAATTCTTTATAGTGGTCTAATAAGTATTGATGTGCGTCTGCTATTATTACTTTGTCATTTGGGAATCTCTCTTTGTATAATCGTGCTAATTCAGGGTCAAGTTCAACCGCTGTAACTTCGCAATTTTCCCAAAGCAAACGATTGCCACCTAAACAAGCATATAAATTTAAAACCTTTGCGGATTTCGACTCTTGCTCCATTTTAATTTTATTGTTTTAAAAAGTGTGGATATACTGCAAAATATGAGGTATATGTTTGTTAAAGGTGTTCATATAAGTAGTTATAAGCCATTTAGCTGCTCGACTAATGCAACAACTCCAAAGCACCATTTTTGTTGGTCTTTATTGAATTGTAAAACATTATCATTAAGCGGCGCGCCTATATTATAAAATTTGCCTGTCAAAGATTTTATTATCTCTGAATTTTCTTCAAGCATTTGTTTATACTCCTCAATTTGGAGTTGTTGTTTTGCTATTAATTCATCTTTTGTCATATCAATTATATTTAGTTGTTAATAATAAACGGCTTATAACAGCACCTTAGCGTCAGTTTTTGGCTATTTAGTTTAGTGGTAACTTGAAACATTCGGTAAGCCAAAAACCGAACGCCAAGCTGCAAACCGTTATGCTCCATGCCCCTCGACACGCCTATTCCAAGCGGACAAAGTAACATTAGCAACCCATTCAGTATTGTGCCTTAAAGTAGCGTTTACCATTTCACACCTGCAATCTTTGTTTGTGCATTTAGCAACTGCCTTTCTGCCCTTTGGCGAAGCATTATTACCAATAAAATAAAGTTCACCATCCGCACCGCAAAATGGGCACGGGAGCATAACATCGGCTAAAAAAACATTGCCGTTATGGTCTGTATATTCAGTTTTCTGCATCTTATTAAGTTTTATTTTGTTTGACAATTTTTCGTTTCTAAATCGGCAACGTATTTTAGCCGAGTTTCGTTACTTCTGTTTTAATAAATTAATCATTCCAATAATCCAAATATCTGTTGGGTGTTTAGTGTCTAATCCTTGCTGTATTCGTTCTCTGAAATACTTCTCTTTAGCGTCCAGTTCTTCCATTTTTTCCTTACCCCATATCTCAACTAACTTGCTTCTCATTGCGGTTGCGTTCTCAGGTTTGTTTATATTCTGATCGTACACAGATAGCCCTGAATTGCATGGATCGCACCACAATTGCCAGACTTGGCCCTTTGGGTAGTAGTGAGAAACGTGCAACGAGAATAGGCCCTTTTGGTTCGATGTTTTTCCGGTAATGAAACAGTACTCAACGCCCATTTCTTTATAAACTTTCTTCATGTAAGCCGACCAGGCAGATTGTAACTTGCTCTTTAATTTAAGTCTGTCAATTCCCTTCTGGGTCGTTGGCTTGGAGAATTTTACTTTGCCGAAAGTCCTCTCCGCTTTGCGCTCTTTAGCCTTAACGGATTGGTCCTCCCTCCAACATTGTCCGCACATTTGCGATTCAGGATAAAATAGTCCGTGTTTTTCGCAGAGTGGCATTAGAATAAAGTTGGAACGTTATACTCTGCAACTGCATTTCTTAAATTCTTTTTGGATAAGTCGAAGTAGCTTTCTTTAAGTTCAAAACCAATTGCCTTTCTTCCCATTTTTACAGCCTGATATGCCTCGCTTCCTATTCCCATAAATGGTGTAAATACGGTATCTCCTTTGTTACTATAAAGATGTATTAATCTTTCAATCGTATCAAGCTGTAATGGACAAATATGCTTTTCGTCATTTTCTTCTCTGCCATTTCTAAATCCTTGAAGTGTATTTGAATAATTAATATCCATCCAAACTGGAGAAGCATATTTTTGCCATAAATCAACGCTCAAATCTGTGTTTTTTACCGGATTACTCCTTTCTCCATCTTTCCTAAAAATCATTACATAATCAGGTATTCCAACCCTGCTCATTGTACTATCTTTTTTAATTTGCTTGTGTAACAACCCTAATGCTTTTGTCCTTTGCATTTCAATTACCGGATCTTTCCAAATTGTTATTCTACTTGCATAAATAAACCCTGAATCTTCAAATGCCTTTAAAAGAAGTCCGCTAAAATCTCTAAGTCCAATATATCCGTATTTACCTTTTTGAATAGGCAAATCCATACAATGAACCGCAACATTCCTCCCGCTCATCATTACTCTATACAATTGCTTTATTAAAAATCCAAACTGTTCTAAAAATTCATTATAATCTTTTGAGTTCCCCATGTCCTCTAGGTGACTTGAATATGTGTAAAGCTCTGCAAATGGAGGACTAAATACGCTTAAACCAATGCTTTCATCTTCTATGCTTTCAATTAATTTAACACAATCCCCTCTTTTTATTGAATAGAACTCATTAGATTCTTCTTCTATGTCATAATCTACTCCAACCATTGTTCTTCCTGATAGATTTAAATTTACTGCTTTTGCCATTTCGTCTTGCATAATTTCAAATTGTTTTTGTTTTGTATCAATAGCTTGTTTAACATTTGCCATTGTATCTGTTGTTATTAAATAAATATTCACCTCTTCTTTTTGGCCAAATCTGTATGATCTTCTTATTGCCTGATATAAACCCTCAAAAGAAAAATCTAAACTTGCAAAAATTTGATTCCTACAATTTTGGTAATTCATTCCAAAACTCGCAATCTTAATTTTAGTTATCAATATTCTAAATTCATTATTTGCAAATCCCAAAAGTTTTTCTTTTTTCCACTCATTACTATCACTACCCTTTACCTCAACGGCATCAGGAAGCATTCTTTTTAAAGTTTCACCCTCCTCATTTTGCTTAATCCAAATAATAAAATTTTCATCTTTTTTATTATTGACTATTTTAACCACCTCATCAAGTCTTTCAATTTTTGTAAATCTTAACTCTTGATTAAAATTAGTAGCCGAAATTATAGCATCATTAAACAATCTACCATTATCTCTTTTTGGAGTTTTAATTTGGTTTTCGATCAAATTTAATCTTGGCAAATCATATCCTATCATTTCAAAACCTATATCCATAGGCTTATTTAACATTATGGCCCAACTACCAATAAATTGATAAAACATTTTTATTGCATGACCCTTTAATCTCCATTTTGCAGTTTCGCCACCATCATGGACAAAATACATTGCTAACATTTCGTTCCTGGTCATTACGTCTAAAAACTCGCTATGGTTTCCTAATTCCATAGGATCATTTGGAGAAGGTGTCGCAGTACAAGCTAATTTATATGGAGTTTTTGCAAAACTATCAATTATTTGCTTTTTTGTTGCGCCTTCAAAATTCTTTAAAATACTACTTTCGTCTAAAACAATGCCGCTATAAATACTGCAATCTATATTATCAAGTTGGTCATAATTTTGTACATCAATATTTGTAATGTCTATCCCAAATTTTACGCTCTCTTGTATTGTTTGTCCAACTACCGCCAACGGAGCAAGAATTAATACCTTTCCTTTTGTTTTTTCACAAACCTTATTGGCCCACTCCAACTGCATCAAAGTTTTGCCAAGTCCGCAGTCCGCAAAAATCGCATACTTCCCAGCTTTCAACGCCCTCTTAACTATGAACTTTTGGAAATCAAACAAGTTTGGATTAAGTTCAGAATCTTCAACGTCAAAACCTGATAGCACGTGGCTTTTTAGTTTTGACTTTAAAAACTTTTCATACTCTGTCATATCTTAATTTTTAGAAGTCAATTGCATTAAAGAAAGTCGCTTATACTCCTGTAGCCATTTTGAGGCCGTAGGGAATGCTTCAAATTTTCGACATTGCTCATTGTTCTGCCCAGGATTAACTATTATCCTGCTCGATCCGGCAGCGATTAAGATTGAGTCTACTCTAATGCCTCGATGAGATTTTTTCTCTTTTCTTGGCTTTGTCCCTTCGATGGTTTCTCGGACCACCTTTGTAATTTTACTTTCTAAAAATGTTAGCTTGTTCATTATTTTGAGTTTTAATTTTCCATTAATTCAATCTGCATATCAACTATCTGCTTGGATGATTTGCGATCTTTAGCCAATAAATTGTATTCCTCCCTGCTTAAGAATTCAATGCCGTAAGTGTTGGCATATTCTGAGATAATTCTCTCCTCATAAGTGTCGATAAAGTCACCATCCGAAAGCTTGGTTGTACTCATTGGAATCGGAATGAATTCAGGAGTATTCCCTCTTGCGTCAGGTTTCTTAAGCAGATTCTTTACCAAGCATGGGTTATACACTTGCTTGTGATAGTTATGTAAATTATCTATTTCGATTGGTAATAATTCCCCGGTCATTGGGTCCAGAATCTGACTGATTCCTTTCCTGTTCATATACTCCACAATCATAGGCAGCACATGAGCAAAATGATACTTGTACCGGCTACTCTTGATTGCCTTTACCTTGCTTATTACCAACTTATAAACCCCGATTGGTAGCCTGAAAGCTTCCGCAAGTGCGCTCCTACTCTCAGGCATCCAATCTGTTTTACCTCCGATTTCTTCACGGTAAATAAATAATACTTTAGGGTCCATAGATTAAAATCCTAAACTGTGAATGTATTCCCTGCACTCCTCTACTCTTTTGTAGATAGAATTTATTTTTTCTTCATCCCTCTTAAACTCAAATGTTTTGGTCCTTAATTCGTGCGGAATGTTTTTGTAGGTCATTTTTTCGGTAAACTCCTTTAGAATTTCGTCATTTAATTCTATGTCGTTTTTCCAACAAAAAGAACTCGCCTCCCTGAAAATAATGTCCTCCGGGGTGTCCATTAAGACATAAATTACTCTGAATGTTTCCGCACCGGTTAAGTCCATATATCCCTGACCCTGCCAAACATAATCCTGGTTTTTTATTTCATCTTCAAACAAAGGAAAGGTGAAACAATCCCAAGAAGACTTAATATCAATGATTAAATTGTTCAGGATTATGTCAGGCGTTCCGGTCAAATAATCATTCTTTAAACTCTCCTCATTCTTCAAAAGAAAACCATAACCCAAGACATCCGAAACATAATCAATTGCGTCCTGTTCAACTGTCAGTCCCTTGGTTGTGTACTTGTTTGAAAACTCCTTTTTCCGGTCATATAATTGTTCCTTAATCCATGACTCGACATAGGATTTTGTAGTCATTCCCAAAGTTTCCTTCCCTTTGCCGTTGGTCATTATCTGACCGATTGCGGAACATCGAATCTTAAACTTTTTCATTTAAAAGAACTTCATTTTCAGGTGAAACAAAAAACACTTCTTTTAACTTTTCCACTGTGTAGTTTCCGTCCTGGATTGCCTTCTTAGCTCCGGCCCATTTTGTGTGGGATGGTGTTAATTCAGGTTTTTTCTTCTCAGTTGGTAAAACGTCACGGACCCTCAAACACTCTACCTTTTCACCTTTTAGCGAAGTAGTGGAAACGTACAGCGTGATTTTCTTACCTATCCATTCCTCAATGAATGGAGTGTTGTGGACCTTGCTGATCATTTTGGAATTGGTGACGTTAAGAATCATTGGCTTTGAGTCCTTCAAATAAAGGACTGTACATTCGTCTGTCTTGCCACCTTCGCCCTTCACCATTTCTCTTTTTACGTCCGTAATTTCTACGGTCAAGTCCTTACCTTCCGGCATAGAGTATGCCCCTATGTAGTTAGGATTTGTTAGTTTTTTCCAATGCGTTTTCATTTTTTTGTTGTTAGTTGATTTGATTTTTAATTTAATGAACCTTTATATTTCATTCTGCAGACTTTGATATTCCCCAAACCTTCCTGCGATTTTGTCCTGGTCTTGTCTCCGATTTGTTCAAATTCATCCAGGGTGAGTCTGCCCCTTACCACGGAGATTTCAAAAAGACAGTTCCACATTTTGGGGTTCTTTCGCCATGTTGCGGAAATAAGATTTTGTGTTGAAGCCTTTGTCATATTAGTAGTTTTAAAGTTTGTTCGATTTGTGGGATTAGTTCAGCATCTTCCGGTTTGTTTGACGCTTTGATTACTGGAATAGAATTTTCAAAAATTTCCCTCATTCGGGTTTTGTCCATTAATTCCCACTCGCATTTGTCGATTTTTTTAGATTCGATTTTGCTCAAATAGAACCTAATTATTGGAGCCGGATTTGTTTTAAGTTTTGCGTGGTTTCTCATACGTAGAATTCTGCGTTGTTTTCTAATTCATTACAAATTGCATCAATCAGTGCCTCATATTTGTCCGGGTCGATTTGTTTCATCGGTTTCAATTCTTCCTCCGATTCATGGCATCCCATCAATGCCCGGATTTTAATTTCTTCTTTCGGGAAGTCGTAAACCTGAGATACTCTTGATCTTCCGTCTGGCAAGTCATCTTCCCACAGTTCAGTCGTGTAAGAGAAGACAAACCAGATTGAGTAAAACCATTCCCCGACTTGTATCTGTTCAAGGTGGTGATAGTGGTCAAGAGGGGCAGCGGGTTTGCGTAATTTTATTGGCTCGGAAATTGTTATCGTTGACATATTTATATAATTGTGAAAGTTTTAATTTGTGAAAAACGGCCAGGGCAATCTTAATTCGGGCCGTAAAACCCAACTCATGAATAAATTCTATATCTCGAAGTGTGCCGTCAACGGACCACTTGACAAATAATTCATTTTTAATTCTCATTTTTTTTAAATTTGCCGGGCAGCTTAGGACTACCCGGCACGAAGCATGGTATAACCGAAAATCAATTGGCCAATACGTTTACCGGCACACTCTCTATCTTTTGGTCATTAAGACCGTTTAATTTGTTTTGAATCGTTTTTAGTTTCTCGATTTCATCCCTCCGGTAATCGCTTGAAGAAAGACCGAGGTCAAGCATTTCAGTATTAAAGTTTATAGCTTGATGAATTGCCAATCCAAGTGCAATCGCCTCCGAACTGTTTATCTCAATTATCATTTTTAAGTCTTTTTAGTTTTAAAAAAGCCGGGAGTCGCACCCGGCCAACTTTACCATTTTATAGAAAATCAAAACCTCCTTGCTTTCAAGGAATCATGAAGACATTTTGTGATCCGAAAAGTCCCGGCTAACCATATTGTCAGCCGGGCCATTCTCAGGTAGTTTTGAGTTATAGTGCCGTAACTCTCGGCCTCGCTTGTTCTGTTTATTTTTAGGCAAAAAATGCCACCCTATACGAGCGTTCTCGTATGGCAATATTTTATAATACGTTAAAGTTCAGTTAATTACGTGTTAAACTATCGCTTTTTGCGCTACATTTGTAACTCTTGTGCCTAACCAGTTAATCAACTCTTTTTTTGTGAAATACTTTATTTTTCCTGGGGTAACCCCTATTAGCTTAGGCGAAATGTGTTGTTTGAAATGGCCTTCTGATATTCCCATATAATCTGCCGCCTCCGCTGAAGTAAGTAGCCCCATTTCTTTTGCTATGTCTGGTTTGTTATTATCTTGCATTTCTTTATAAGTATGGTACAAATATATGTTCAATATTGCACATTATCCAAATTTCGAGCAATTATTTTTGCAATATTGTGATAATTTTTAATTCTTAATATGTAATATTATGGAAATCAACGGTGTTTATGTTGAAAATTTAAGAAAAAAATTAGGATTGTCGCAAGATGATTTTGCTAATTTGCTTGGAGTTTCACGAGGCACCGTGAAAGATAATAATTTTCTTCTAATTTTCTTCTAATTTCTCATGATCAAGTTTGATTTGTTCCTCTGGAAAGCCAATCATTTTAAACTGGTATGATTCCGATATTCGGAGGAACTCGGCAAATTTAATCCCTTCCTCTCCTTCCTCTTTCCTGTGTAAATTCTGTCGGGTCATGCCCAGCTTTTTAGCGGCCACTTCAAGGGTTAAACCCCTGTAGTTTCGCATCGATTTTAGTCTAAAGTTGCTCATGGGATGTATCTATTAGGGATAAGTCTTCAATTGAGATGTGAGGATTAAACATTTTGTTTTCATCCATATAAGCCTCGGCTTGTTCCTTAGAATCGAATTCCATAATTTCTTCAGACGTTTGATTCCAGTTTCCAAAATTGCCATCATGGTTCAAAAACGACTGACTGTCTGTGCTGTAGATTGCGAATTTTTTCATTTTGAAGAATTTATTTTGTGAACAATTGGCCTATATTTTCTATCAAGTCATTTTCAGATTCAAAACATATAGTTGATCCTGTAACCGTCCCATTTATTCCGTCTTCATCGAATGTTATGTCAACATCATTACCCTCATACCTATATAAGTCATTCATAATTGTAGCAGATAGTTCTGACCCGCCATATTTTACTGAAAATATATTTTCTCCATAAATTTCATTTAGTTTTTGAGCTAAATTTTCTGCGATTGCGATTTGATTTTTCATTTTGAAAGGTTTTTATGTTTTTTAAATTAATTCTGTGATTTCATCCAGTTTGCCACTTTCTCGCCTTCTACAAGGCCGTCATCTGTAGTTTCACCAACTCCAAGTAAATTAACCAATGTGTCAGCAGATACGCACTCAATCCACCCCTGATTGCTTACCATGTGGTTTACTCTATCTTGAGAAGCCAATTTTAATTCTCCAGAATTTTTATGGACCATCAAAGATTCGTTTCCAGTGATTTCTCCAAATCCCAAAACATCAGCTAAGTTAGAAGCTAATTTGTCGTTTAAAATTTGTGTTGGTATCATTTTCTTTTTTTTGTAATTGTTAATTGATAAGACAAAAATACAACAAATATTTACATTGTCAAGTCTTTTTTAATCTTTTTTTGTAAAAAAGTGAAAAATACACATAAGTAGTTATATCAACATATTGAAATAATTGTAATATAACTATGACAGATTCGCCACAATTAAAAGTGGTCAAATTCCACCACTTTGGAAAATAGGGACATCCCCCATTAATTCCCCCAAGGTAATTTTACAGGTCAAAAAGTGGTGCAAGATCACCATGGGAAAAGGGGAAGAAAAAGGGAATGCTCTCCCCTAAAATTTTACAAGTTCAATATATTGCACATTGCAATGGGCATTTTGCATGAGATATTGCACCTTATCGGGTACATTTTGGTTTAAAAATGGCTAATTATTGTTTGCGTGATCTATAAAAGTAACCGCATTAATGTAGTTATATAGGTATTCCCTAATCTTGTTAGGTCCTCCCAATGCGTCCAACTGCCATTTTCTCAATGACAGCGATACCCTAACCGGACTATTCTTTGTTAACCGCTTCCTTTTGGGTTTACTCATATAACTATCTCTTTATCCTTTCCCCCATCGTTCCATATATTGTGGACCTGGCAGACTCCATTAATTACTTCAATATAGGCATAACCCTTTCGTGACTTCCCACCAAACGGCATATATGAAGGCTTAAGGGTTGAAGCTGCCCCTAAGACGTGGACAGTGGCGCAATTGTCACCCATTATATCAGTGGCTGAGAATGAACTGGCATAGTGCATATGTCCGATTATGCAATTTGAATTAAGTTTGGAAACTAATCTTTTGGCCACGGTATCAAGTGCGCCCCCTTTGGCGTGTTGGTGACCGTGAAAGATAAAGTAGTCTGCCAGTCTAATAAGTTGGATTTCGGGAATGAATTTGATGTTATAGTCGATCAGATGCAAACGCTCTTGAAGATTATAATATCCGTCCGCTGCAATGTTCTTCGCATGATTCCAAAGCCAACGCCTGTACCATGCATCGTGATTCCCCTCAGCAAATAAGATCAAAGCATTAGGGAATGCCTCCCTGAGCGATTCCAAAAAATATTCTGTTTGGTCAAACCAATGACCCACCCTTGACCGGTAGTTCGGATCGACCGGAAATTTTCCGAATGTTGGGTTATCTAATAAGTCACCGTTTAATATAATCGAATCAACTCCTTCTTTAGCGAATCGGTTGAGTGCCATATCAATAGTTTCGTTGCACTGTTTCGGAAAATGTATGTCCGAAATTAAACCGCATTTTGTATTCCCGGTCGGGATTTGATAAGGGTCAAGTTCGTGAAGTTCTGGCTCAGGGTAATTATCTAATAATTGAGTATGTATTTTCTTTCCTGATCGTAACCGGCCCTCTCTATGGATTGGTCCATTTGCCCCTCGTCTTGACTTAACAAGTCCTCTTGCTTGTTCAATGTTGTAGAAATATTCCGGGTATTTTTCGCAAAGAATCCGCGCGATTGATCTACTCGGTAAGGTAGGGGTTAATTCAAGTTGTTCATTAAGTAGTTTTTCATATTGTTCTTCGACTGCTTTGCTTCTACGCCTACCCATATCTATAAGTTTAGTTTTAATTCGAAGTGCATTGCATCTTTTCTGTTAAAATCCCCTCCCCAAATCATTCCGGCCTCCTTCCCTGCTTTGACCAATTCTGGATTTTGGGTAGATGGTTTGCCTAATTGATTCCAGGCTGCATTGATGTCAATTGCAGAACCCCAGGAATGACATGATAAGTATTTCATTGCATCATTAAGGTTTCCCACTTTATACAGCGCATCGAAATGTTTCTCATAACCTCGGATCGGTCTAAGGTTATAACAGCCGTCCCAGGTCTTGATATGGTCTGTGAGTTGCCTTTCGACAAGTAGCTTGAAAAACTTTTCTAAAACAGGCGAAAATGAAGCATGGCAATAAATCTTTTTTGGAATTACCCCAACTTCTAACTTTGTCGGTACGTCCCAAACGTATAGGTACTTTTTCTTAAATTCATCCGTGAATGGATCTCCGAATAAATGATATAATTTTTGGCTTGTATTCATTCTTTTTAGATTAAAAAAATGGAGGATTTTAACCCTCCACTCGCCGGGTAATTCCGTGACTGGTGTGCCTCGGTAAAATCTTTAAAAGCCGGGGAACCACCCCCGGCAAAACAAAACCAACCCATGAAAAAAGAATATCAATTGGCGTGAGGTGCTGTATCTGTTTTGCGCCTCAGGCTAATGTTAATCGCTGCAATAAATAAAACATAAATACTTTTAATTGCGTCAGCGTCACAATTCATTAATCCACACAATGCGTCAGCTAATCCGGTAATATCGAACTGCTCCAATGCTACAACGGCAACCGCTAAAATGTTAAATAACTCTGTTCTGTAACCCTTCAATGATGAAGGCAATAAAAAGGCAGGAACCTTGCCAATGAAATTCAAAACGTTCCCAAGAATTACAATTACTTTTTTAAAGGTGTTCATATGTTAAGGTGTTTGTTATATTTTACGGATAGGCATATCCTGTTTCCCCTCCTGCTGCTGGTGCGCTTACTTCTTCAATGGTATATTCCATTATTATTTCGTGTGTTCCTCCAATAGGAATAACTTCAGTAAATAATCCAATGCCTTCACCTTCATTTAATATAATTGGTGCAAATCTTCCAGCTTTAATTTCTGAAATTGTTTGTATTCTTTCGTATGTTGCAGTCTGCGTATCTCCGTTAAATAATGTACTTATTCTGTGTATTGCCGGTAATGGACCCCATCTTGCCTCAACTGAATTTAATAATGTTGATTTTGCATATCTTTTTGTTTCAACACCTGTGTCACCTAATGTATTTGCTGAGTTCATTTTTGTTGGAGTAACTGTTTCACCTGATAAATCTGTTCCACATATTTTGCAAATAGATATTATCCCTGCTGACAGGTTTGAATCTGATGCGCCACCACTCATTGCATTCGCTGGATTTTTATAATCAAATTCAATGCTTAATATTTTTATAACTTTTCCAGATTCATTATTTTTAATTGAAAATATATCGCTTTCTTTTAAGATACTTGTCGCAAATGAATATGATGCAACTCCAAATCCACTATTGCTATCATTGTCTTGTATTGTTATGTTTACAAATACATTATCCGAATACATATTTTGTATTGACCGAAACGATATTCCCTCTCCATATCTTAATATAATTGGTGTTGATGTACCTCTATCTAGTGAAGAGTATATTCTTCCATTAGCTAATTTATTTCCACCATTATATCTAAAGTCATGCCAAAATGTAATACTTGGATATAAACTTCTTGGTCCTAATCTCCTTAAAACATTTCCCTGTGTGCTTTTCCCAAATGTTCTTACTTCAATTCCAGCATATACATCTGATGCTGTTGAACTGTTATATTTTACAGGTGTTTGCAAATATCCACCTTCGATGTCTGTCGCTTGTGCTAATATATTTTTAAATACACCAGATACGGTAGTATTATTATCGTTATTAAATAATTTTATATCTTTAATTGTAATTATTTTTCCAGAATTATTTTTGTTTACAATTGATAATAATGATGTCTGGTTTACAAATGTTATAGCATCAACAGCCTGTGTAGATGATTCTATGGTAGAATAATACATTGCACCATAATCAGCTTTATGATAATCAATAAATTCTCTTATTATATAACTTTCCATTATTCAATTATAAATTCAAAATATGTATCTGTGTATTTACTTGCTTGTGTGTACACACTATTTAAAATAAATATTCCTTCATTTTGTCTTAATGTTATAGGCTGCGTTTGTGTATTATCGCATTCATATACTAATTGATATTCTGGCATATTCAAATATTTTGAATATAATCCATAAGTACCTCCCCAACCTGACGCCAGAGTTTCCTCTGCATAATAGTAAAATGTTCTAAACAATTTTTTTGTTAAACATGGTATTTTATTTTCTGGATTTGTTACTACAACAGGCATTCCACTAGACCCATGTGCAATTCCACCATTAAACTTATCATTTGAATTTGTAAAAAGAATGTCTGATGGTATAACAGGTTCAAATCCATTTACTCCTGTGCAAATAAATGTATTTGCAAGTAATGTATTTGCATTAAAGGCTTTTAATGATGCATTTGAAAAACCTATTTTATAAACTTTTATAATTATGTCAGGTGAATAATTAATTAATGTTCCGATATTCATCACACTTGATGAAACAGAATGAAATGATCTATTATGTGAAATTATCCTATCTGTTGCCACAAATTATTCTTTTGTAAATTCTATCCATGTATCAAGCAATCCTGCTGCACCAGATATATTATACACGTGTGCCATTTGATTTTGATTTAATGTTAATGGCTGTACATTGCTGTCTCCATATCCTGCGTCAAATATTATATTCAACGGAATAAAACATTCCATTTCATCCATCGTTGCACCTGATACTGCTGCTTCATCACTGGACCAATTTGTGCGCCTCAATGTTGTTGATGTTCCACCAGAAAATGTACCAGAATTTCCTTGGTCGTATGTCGTTGGTGCTGTGTTGGTACTGTCATGCGAAGTCAATACACCAGCAACAGGAGTTGTCCATGTTGGTGTACCTGTTGTTAATCTCATTTCAAGATTACATAAAACACCTGTAACGGTTGCCGTCTGTCCGTTTATTAATCCTACCCTCCTGATCTTTAAAATTTCGGTTGCGTGACGATTGTAAATACCTCCCATTACTTTTGATGCTGCAAAAGATATGCCGGAGTTATACGATGTAAATGTTTGTGCCATAATTTAATATTTTCCTGCGTAAAATAATGTCGGTTCTGGGCCAACTAATTTTTGTTTAATATTTTTTGTGCTTAATGTTTTTAATGCAAATTCAATTCGCCTTCTTTTCTCTCCGATTGTGCCATTTAAACGCCTTTTGTATTCTTCTAAAGTGAATCGGACTACATTGTCCACCTGTCTTAAATTAAGTGCAACAGGTGTTTCTAAATTCCATTGCTTGGATTCTTCATCATAACTCAATCTTGGTTTCATCTGCCACTGTTTTTGTTTTCCAAATACTCACTCAAAACTTCTGCATCTTGGTAATTAATCCCACTATTGAAAATCTCGTCTGTGAGCTGAATGGAAAGTTTGATTCCACTTACTGAATTGTCCTCAAGGATGTTTGAGAAATAACCCTCAATTCCATTATCAATAATTTCGGTTATATAGACACAAACCAAATAAAATACCCCGATCCACTCGTCTGATCTCATATCATTAATAAGGTTAATTTAAGATTGGTACTTGCGTCATTTGCTTCAACTTCAATCTTGTATTTCTTCCCTGCTGCTGATGCTGTGGTCCACCCTGTTAATGTGGTTGAATTATTGAATTTTGCAGCCGTTAATGATGGCTTTGCACTCGCTACAATAGTATTTCCATTGGCAGGGTCAGATGAGTCATGCGCCCAAATATCAATCGTTACCGTTGCTGTTTCTTTGCTTGTTAAATACCATCCTATAATGGTTCCTGCATAAGGCAACTGAAGCAATGTTGTGGTCTTTTCGCCAGTCGCAATAACAGAACCGCCACCATCCACTATAAATGTTGGCGTTTTAATTTGTGTCAATTCCTTTTCGGTTCCATCGGAAAGCAAACCATAAAATTTACCATCGGTTTTAGCGTAAATTCTCATATATCCGGCACTCGGATTGCTCGGTGTGCCGGATAATTGAGAAAAGTCTAATGGTATATTTTGAGTTTGAGCCATTTATTAATACCCTATAACTGTGATTGACGCTGTGATTGCAACCGCTGAGGTGACAGTCAATGAGTTTGCATCAGTAGAATCTACATCAACACTCACCTGAGAGTCCCCACTCATAACATTTATTGTAAATGCATTTTTATTCTGTAAAGCTAAATTGTGCGTAACTGTCAAAGGTGTATTGGCAACCAAAGACGCACCTGAGATAAAATAAGTTTTAGCCAATTTGCGATCAGCCATAAACTGAGTCAAACCTGAAGGAGTGACCGCCCTGACTGTATCTGTTCCGGTGGAAGATTCTGCATCTGTCGCTAATTCAACAACACCGGCCAACGATGTTGTAGCAGCTAAAACATTGCCTTGAATGAATTTCCAGTTCGTTCCGTCCCATACAACAGAGTCACCAATTTGAACTACATCGGAAGACTCCCATGTATTCGTTCCGGCAGTTGAAAAAACATAGTAATCTCCGGTAGCAGGAGAGCCGGGTTCTGATGCGTTGTATGCAACTGTTCCCTTGAATGTCATTGCACCAGTAACCGTACCAATGGAATCCCAGGCTGCACCATCCCAAATGTACAGGCCATCAAGGTCAGTGTCATAAACGGTTAATCCGGTGTGCGAACCTGACAAAGTTCCTCCAAGTGTTCCCCTGTCAGTTGTTGTAATGTTGTGAATTCTAAAATTTAGTAAGGATGAAACCTTGTCTAAATTTATATCATGATAAAAAAGTTTCTCGGCCATTATTTAATTATTAAGGTGTGATCTAATAGATTAACATTCGATACGATTCTCATTGATGTCCCAAGACGCTCAACGACAACCGAAACTTCCTCGCCACTCTCTTTATATAATACAGCCATATAGGGTGCTGCAATTTTGTGTTCACTTATTGGGACCGTTACATCGAAATAGTCACCAAGTACCTTTGTAAATATTTCACAACCCGAAGGTTCACAAAAAACATAATCTTGTAAATTTAGGGTCGCATCACAAGGGACTCCTTCGCTGTTCTCATCACAGTCCTCTGCAAAGATACTAATATCAATGTAAAATTTGTTGTAAATTTTTCCCTCATGCTCTACTGATAACCAACTTTCATCAGGATTTTTAATCATGAAAAAAGTACGACCATCCTCTGAAAATAATCCGTTTGGAATTATTATGTCATCCCCACTTTCTAAAGGAATCGGAACACTTAAATTTTGTCCCTTCTTTTGGAATTTTATTAAATGATCTCCGGTTTGCAACGCATTTAATGAGGTGTCAAGGACATCACAATGTCCAAAACAACCTACAAAAAACGGTGACTTACAAACTGAACTCATGGTAATAATCTAAGAATGTAATAAGTTAAACCAGTTGAAAATATTAAAGTCTTTGCGCCCTCGATTAGATAATCTTTAGTCACCCACTCACATTCCGAAACATAAAAAGTATGCAAGAAAACAGCTACCAAAACAATCCGGTATGTGATACAAGAAAGACATAACATCCCCATCATTAAAAAACTCTTTTTGGCGTGTCTCCAATACACATCATTTATTCCATTGGCCCAAGTCTCATAGTCCACATCATTATTTTTTAATGCCTTATAAAAAACCATGTCCCCCTTTGTGGCCCAAAATGTCCAAAACCTCAAGAAGCTAAATATCTTCCCCGGCTTCATCCAGTCATCCATTGCCACCCCAAGACCCACGCACACAATGGACAAAGCAAGTAGAGTGATATAATTCATCCAATCAAATATCATAGTTTACGCAAATTTCTATTTCACAATCACAAATCTGAATTTCATCCACAAAATCAAAAGTGATGGCCATTAATTTCAAATCGCAATCCCTCAAATCTTGCTTGGTAAGTTCTTTATAAATTTTCTCCGTGTCATGCGATATTTTTTTGGGTACTCCGCTTAAAACGCAAATGTTGTACAAAATCAATTTTTCCAAATTGTCAATCTCCAAATTGGAATCGTATTGAAAATAAATTACAGTGGTTTTCTTTTTACGAATTGCAAAACAGTCACAGGCCAATTCCTCCACGTCAATATTTGAGTCCGTTACATCCTTGATGTAGTAGGCATAAATTGATTTATGGGTATCAATTGGACCCCACTCAGTCAACAACTTGAAGAATGGTGCTTTGATGTCGATAATGTTCTTTAAGTCCTGAAGCATTCCTGTATTTTATTGATAATGTTCTGCCTTAAATCTTCTCGCACCAATTCAATTTCTTCAATAGTCGGATAAAAGATATCCCTATCGACCTGATATTCTGAAGTCTCCTGGTGTCTTGCAATCTCAGCTATTTCCTTGTTGTTAAATCCAAGACCTAACTGATCCCCCTTTAATCCGGTGACAATTGAATTAAACATATCACCGTTATAGTATAGATTTTTTAGTATGTTCGTAAAATTTTTATTTACATTTCTTCGCTCCAAATAACTCAAAGATTTATACTCTCCCAATGGTGTTCCGTCCGTTGCAATTCCTCCGTCTTTATTGAACACTCTGTCCAAAATAGATTTTTTCAGCACCTGTAAAGATGCCAGTTCAATAGTGCCATCGGACTTCAAACAGTCCTCAGCGTTACTTAATTTATTTACAAAGACTTTAAGTTCCAACTATCTTAATAATATAACCTCCGTCCACTTCTATGGGCTGCTGCGCTTGGCGCAATTCCTCAAGTATCTGCTCTCTTGTTTTTCCTTTTGAATGTGTGACCAGTCCGGCCCCTCCGATTCTTGGTCCTCCTGTACAACAAGCCATTAGGGTAAATTTGAAACAATTTTAAAATTTGACTCGCAACCAAAACAAACCGAACTGTTTGATTTTAAAAAGTTACGAATCATTTTACTTATTTTTTTGATCTCTAAAAAGTATTCACCAGGAATCATTTTTCCTGTCACCGTATCAATTCCCCCGGACCACAATTTCAGCAAATATTTTGCTTGGTCTTGTCCCTTGTAAACTACCGGCACGGCATTGTCAGAAACTAAAAGTCTGGTCATTAATTTGATTCCAAGTTGAAATCTGACCGCATTTTTTAAGTATTCCGCAAATCGACAAATTAACGGCACATCATCACAGATACAAGAAATTTGATATCCTAATACATTGTCCTCTACATCTTCAAAGCTGCCATCTACCGGACTAACTATCGCACAGGTATTGTAACACTTGCAGGAAGATAAACTGTCTTTGATAAGTTCCTCAGCCCCAAAATCAGCGGTTATATAAACCAAATTATTTCGACAAGTATAATCCACTTGTATTTTGTTGTACCCTTTTAAAAGTGCCTGGGTGATCGTTGTGGTGTCTTCTCCATCAGTGATGGTATAAGTTATATTTCCCCCTGCCGTTTTAGAATAAAACTCTAAATAATGAATTAATGTGGAGGAATAAGGGTCAGTATTATTTGAAACAATTTTAATTCCGGTTGTTCCAGGTGCTAAATATTCAGCATCTTCATGATAAACTATTTTTTTATCCTTGCTTGAATGTATCAATCCGGTGTTTATTGAATCGGAGATCTCCATTAATATATCTCTGATTACTGTCTCAACACTTTCCTTTTCGTCTGCTCTGATTAATTCTAATCCAGACAAATAATTTTCGTCTGCAATCGCTGACGCTCTTTTTAAAGTTATGCCCGGAATTCCATTGAGATATAGACCGCTCGAGCCTTCATCATTACAGTCGCCTATAATTTTAAAATAAGGAAACTCAATACAGGTGTATTTCTCAATCATAGTTCTGCAAAATTAATAAAAATTACTCATATTCCGAGATCTTCGTCATCAAGTTGATGCTCAACAATTTTTCTTTTTGCCTTTGCCTCTTTCCAAGATTCATACATTCGCATCATGGCAAAAAATCCGGTACCAATTGCAAATATCGCACCGGCCCATGCCGTAACTCTGTCAATCGCTTTTGAATTTATCGCTAAGTTTACGATTAATAAAAATCCAGAACTTAACCACCCTATCATTGCCTCCATTCCAAAGAGGCTATCAGTAATTTGTTTTAAACTCATGACCTTAATCTTTGTTATTTGCTTCAACATTTCCTGTTCCACTTGCATAAATATTATCTCCACCACTTGCGCCACTTGTGTTATTTCCTACAATTACATTGTTATTTCCGGGAACATAAATACAAATATCCATTCTTGTATTTGCTCTTGTATCATGTACTGAATTTCCTACAATGGTGCAATTATCTCCAGAATTAGAAATGCCACGATATGCATTATCTGTGAGAACTGAGCAGTTAAATATTCGATTATTATTAATCACACAATAATTTGCATCATTTGAGATTCCATTGATGTATGCGTGCTGAACTATATTCCCTTCTAAGATTGTCCCATCGGCTGAGTTGTGAATGCCAACACCTCCACCATAACCAGAATCAAGAGATATTATGGAATCTAACACATTATTAGCAACCAGAATATCCCGATTGGTTGCTTCAATAAGCATTCCTACTGATGAATTATTAATATATCCGGTTCCCTTAATTGTGTTCCCGATTATTTTAATTCCGACATTTAGAATTGTATCTGTTCCTTTCCATGTTGTTACAACTAAACCATGACCTGATATCATGTGAATTGTATTGCCAATTACTGATGTCAATGAATCACCCCATATTGATATTCCACCGCCAATATGATGTACGTGATTGCCTTCAATTAGATTACCGTAAGATTTCGGCTCTCTGGTGTCGTCATTGTAGAATTCAATGCCGTTTCCTCTTGATGGGTGATATGTTTTTGTAACATTGGAATAAAATTCACAATTCCGAACTACATATCCGTTTGAATTTCCAACTTCAATTCCGTGACAAGCTCCACCGTTTTGAATATCACAATTTTCTATTAATCCTTTTGAACAATCTTTTAGGTTGATTCCCCAACAAGTGCCACGATCAATTTTTACCCTTGAAATTGTAAGATTTGTGACTCCAAATTCTGAAAATATCGCTGCGGTTGCATAAGATGAATCAGATTTAATTTGAAAATCTTTTAATACAATATTGCTTCCTGCGTGTTGTAATGAAATTACATGAGTACCTGATGTTGTCAATGTTGTTTTAATTATGCATTGGAAACCCTGACCCATTAATGTGACGTTTGAACATACATGGAGACTTGATTGGTAAATTCCTCTTGATGCGGAAGATTTTAATCTATATTCGCCTTTTGCTAACCAAACGATTCCACCACCTTTATTACAGGCTGCATCAATTGCTGACTGTATTGCTATGCGATCATCCAAAGTATCATTAACAATCGCCCCGTAAGTTTCAGGATAAAAAAATGCGGTATCTCTACCAAAGGAGTTGATCACTCCTGCATGAAGTAATTTACTTGAATCCGCTGTTCCACCTGTTGTATAAATACCTGTTGATGTTTTAGAACCAAATTTTAAAGTATCAGTAATTTCTGAATACTTCATCTTTGTTCGCTGTCCATAAAGTGAACAAGTAATAAATATAAATACAAATAATAATTTTAATTTCATTTTAATAGATTTGATGCCAATAATATCCCGAACCATTGTACCTCAATGCGTACAATGAAGTTCCCCCATACTCGTTCATGACTTGAAATTGCAAACCGTTTTGATCCATGATGTTTGTTCCTGTTATCGACTGCCACCCTTTTGTATAGGTGGCTGTGAAATTTCCCGTTTGTGACCCCTCATTCCAAATTGTATTTCGTTGTGATAAAGTTCCTCCTGATGGTATAAATCCTGATTCTGTTGAAACAATTTCTAATGCAGATTTTGGTATTTGTTTTGCACTTGAAATATTTGTTTGCGTTGTTCCAATATCACGAAGCTGAAACCATCCCCTGGCTGATGCTGTGAGTGCGGAACTCCTAACCGTGTCCTCTTTTCCATTGTCGATTGCAAAAAGTATATTATCTGCCACCCATCCGGAAGAACTTTGAGAATTGTGGTCTGTTCCGAAATAACCCCATCTTGATTGACCGTATGCGTGAGACTCAGTATAGTAAGATCCGTTCATTCCGTAATTACCGGAAGTCACATTAAATTTGGAAAATCCTATGGCATGAGTTCCTGATGCCTGACCGCCATTTCCAAAATTCTTTGCATCTGATCCACTGGCAACGCCAGACTCTCCCATATTCACTGAGGAATAACCCGAAGCAAGTCCTACCCTTGCCGTATTAAATGCATAATAATTCGTAGCGTCACCATCATAACCTGAGTTCCAGGCTGCAAAATTAGCTGCAGAGCCAAAGGCCCCTGAGTTCCATGCGTAAGAATCAGTCTTTGCCTCTCCACTTCGGCCCATGTTTATTGAGTGGGCAGAACTTGCAATACCATCCTCTTGGAAATTTCTTGAGTGGTTGCCACTTGCTAATCCGTTTTTGGCAAAATTTGTGGCACCGTTTCCGAGAGCGTTTAAATTGGATGTTGTATTGACTCCAAATGAGTAGGCCCCTAAATTACCATACCTAAAATAAATACTTGGCTTGTCTGCTGACCCTGCCGTTCCTGCTGTACTTGTTGAATTTGCACCTACCCATAAATCATTTACTGCGGATAAATATAAAACTGGCTTATCCGGGCCATCCCCGTTATTAAAAAAAGATATATCATTCCCACCTTGCCAAATATAGGTATCATGGATTAATGCGCTTCCGTTGTCAGTGCTTGAACTTTGCGACCCCCAATAAAGAGTATCGTTTGAAATCCTTGTGCCGTTGACCGCAAAAGTGGTATCAACATATTTGCTTAAGTCAACAGTCTTATAGGCTTGTCCGTCTGCTTCTAAACTTAGCCTTAATGTGTTTCCGGATAATTGGAAAGTATCAATTGTTTGGTCGTCTGCACCGGTCGGAACATAAACCGCTTTGTATCTTTGGCCGTCATTGGTTAAACTGATCCTTAAGGTATCACTTGAATGGGTCAAAGTATCAATAGTTTGAATCTCATTTGTTGTTGATCCGTCCACCTCTGTACCGGTTATAATTATTTTATCTGATGCCGGAACGTAATCGGTACTGATAATTCCACCCCCCTCAAATTTTACCGTTTGGTTAGAAATTACCTCGGTGTCTGCATCGTCTCCGTCAATGGTCCACGCTTCGTTTGTGGTGGATAAATCCCCTGTATTGTTTACCGTAATCTGATTACTGGCATCCCTTGAAATACTTATTCCGGTGCCATCCACTATATTAACCCCTGCCCCATCACTGATATTTAAAGTGTTTGTTGAGCCTGCTTTTGCTGCAAAGGATAAATTTTGATCATCCGTGTCGGCTACATTCGGAAGGTATATTGTTTTGTATTTCTGTCCATCCCCTGAAATACTGAGCCTCAAAGTGTCGGAAGAATAATTAAAAGTATCTACTACTTGAGAATCTGTATTATCAAGATATGCAGCCAAAGAGACTGTTTTGAACGCCTGGCCATCACTTGATAAACTGGCCCTTAATGTGTTTGAATTAATCTCAAAGGTGTCTATTGTCTGAATTTCATTGGATGTGCTAAGGTCCCCGGTGTTGGTAACGGTGATGGTACTTGTGCCACTGACCGAAATACCTGTTCCGGCACTAACTGCCTGCACCGGGGCAATGGATATCACAGCCACGGTACTTACTGCCCGGCCGTCTCCATTAAGACTTAATTCAACATTCCCGGAGTTAACCCGGAATGTATCGATATATTGGTCATCGGTATCTGTTACATTTGGCAAATAAATTGTCTTATACTTTTGAGCATCTCCTGAAATACTCAATCTTAGGGTATCCAAGGAGTAGTTAAATGTATCGATTACTTGTGAGTCGGTATTATCCAAATATGCTTTTAAATTGAACTTGTAAACCGGGACCAAGTCACCTTCAAGGCTCAATCTTAAAGTATCTGAACTGATCTGAGCCGTATCAAATGCCTGGTTATCGGTGTTGATGTCCACCGGAAGGATTACATAGTTACCTTGACTGATGAATATGGTATCAAACGACCTTAAAAGGGTCTGGTCGTCAGTATCTTCTATTTGAGGAATAAATATTTTTTTGGCTGCTTGGCCGTCATTGGTAAGACTCAATTTAAGGGTATCACTCAAATAAGTCGCTGTATCAATTGTGGTAGTTCCTTTGAATGTAATATAATTCGATGCGTCCCTGGTAATTTCTATATTCGTGCCTTCGTCAAAATTTACAGCTGCCCCATCGGTTATATTTAGCGGAATTGTTACGCCTGTCTTGGTGCCGAAACTTAAATTCTGGTCGTCTGTATCTGCAACGCTCGGAAGATATATTGTCTTATACTTTTGACCGTCACCTGATACGGATATCCTCAAAGTGTCCGAACTAAAACTAAATGTATCTATGACCTGGGAATCTGTGTTGTCCAAGTACGGAGATAAATCAACTGTTTTAAATGCTTGGCCATCCGAAGACAAAGACGCTCTTAATGTATTGGATGAAATCGAAAAGGTATCAATGGTTTGCAACTCATTGGTAATACTTCCGTCTGCTTCGGTCGTTAAGTATCTACCATCCAAAGAAATGGCATTACCTCCAAAGATTGTCAAATTGCCTGTCCCACTATTCCAGTATATTGTCTGAGTATCAGTATTGTCCTTGTATGGAAGTAAATTAATGTACTTATACTTTTGTCCATCACTTTGTAAACTCAATCTTATCGTATCGGTTACAACTGAGAAGGTATCTATATTTTGGTCGTCTGAGCTGCCCGGAATTACGATGTATTTATACATCTGGCCATCCCCGGACATGGATAATTTTAACGTATCACTTGAGTAGGTAAAAGTATCAATAACCTGAGAATCTGTACCGCCACCATCACCGGAAACAGTCACCGTGTCCCATAACATCGAGGTAAAATCCCAATACCAAAACACATCAGTGGTCGTATCTACATAATGGTAGGCGTTCTTATTATTAATTGGCGTATAAGCCGGTGCGCCACTACCGTAATAAATCAATCCTTTTCCAGTGGTTTGATTACCTAAAACCATTTTGTTTGGACTGTTTTGATACTGCCCAAATGCAAAAAACGGAATTAAAAAAAAGAATAATATCCTCATAAATAAAATGCTCTTACTGTACAATTTGCGCCCTCTACATAGCTGTCTGAATCTATCTCAATCTCTGATTCATTTGGTGCGGTGTCTGCTGTGATGGTATATTGACTTGGTAATAATTCTTGACCGTTCATACAAACCACTATATAAGCATCTTGATTTGCAGAAGGTAATACCCCTGAATTAACAGTCCATGTCAAAACATTTGACGCTGTGTTTGTAAACATTTGGAAACGAATCTTAGCCTCTCCGCTTGTTGACAATGTTATTCCAGTAGTGTATTTTCTTGTTGGCATTGACTAATTTAAAAAGGAAAGGGACCAGGGCATCCCCCGGCCCCCTAACCTAAGAGAGTGAACAGAGAAGTTATTCTTAAGACTCGCTGTCGTCATAAGTGCAATCTAATGCACCACAACCGAGTTCAAATAATAGTTTTTGATTCCACTCAGCTCCGCAAGTAGTGTACAAAGCATCAGGATAGTAGAATAGATCAAATCTTTTTCTTAAAATCCACTTGTAAACTGAATTACAATCATCCCATTTAACAAAGAAGTCAAAATCTTCGCCTCCAATGGAAAGTACAATTCTTCGTGAATCTGCGCCTTGATGTGCGTATTGATAGAAATCGTAATGCTCAATGTATTGGATAGCACCTGGAGCCCATGCTACTGCATAATCTTTTGCACTGGTAGATTTAGCGTCATTCAATACCGGATTAACAGAAGGGTCGAAATACCACTCAATGCCGAGTGTATAATTTACATTATTGGCATTTACTGACTGCGCCCCAAATCCTGCTACATTGGTAGCGATCATATAATCCTGCAATTTGTAACCTCCCACTAAAATAGGCTGCCCGATTATATTTTGACGGTCAAATTCTCTTGTGATAGTAGTAAATCCAAAAGGCTGAGCAGAAAGACCGCCAGTGTTATTTAAAATCTTTGCAGTTCTTCGTGTGGTCCTTGAATCAGTACCGTTTGCATAGTTTCCACAAAGTGTTTCCGCTTTCACCAACATTCTTTTGTTCCTTTCCTTTAGAATGTTTAAGGCTGCTCCGGCTAATTCTCCGGCAAGGATTTCATTGCCTGATTCTCTACAAATAGAGTCCATAAGATCAGGACTGAATTGTCCTTTTCTTTCTGCTCCATCTTCGATCTTTACGTCAATTTGTTTCCTTCTTTCTGCCGGTTCGTCACCAGATGCACACAAAGCAGACTGAATGTCTGTTGCCTCGATGCAATTCGGAACGTTAACCCATGCTTTAACCGTAGCGTTTGAGCCTGAATATGGGTCTTGCTTTCCCCAATGTCCCATAATTGTGTTGAATAACTCACCATGTCCGGCAGTGTTGCTGGAAGATCGGAGAGCATTCATGAAAGTTTGTCTTGCGACTTCGTTTTTTACTTGATTTGCAGGTCCATTAACTGCGTCCAATTGCAAAAACAATGTGGAACAACATTTGGATAATGAACCATCTATTGATGCAGATGCCATTTTATTATTATTTAGGGTGAAAAAAGATTACCTGAATTTAGCGTCAGATCGCCAGTGTGTTTTTTTGAGTGCAGAGCTGCACCAGGTGTTGAGTGCAAATATACAACATTAATTATTTATATAATATTTTGTGCAAAAAAAAATGCCCGAATTTCTCCGGACATTCCTAAACTTATCAAAATGAAAAAGGGTGTTTATACTTCTGCTAATGCCGGGTTCTTTTCTAACATTCTCTTGTGTGACTCTTGGCGTTGCTTAATTTCATCAGCTCCACCGGTTGCTTGTTGTTGTTGCTGTCCTTCCGGTGCGCCACCGTTAACAACTAATTTTGCAAGTCTCAAATCCCTATATTCTGCAAGGGTTTTAATTGGTGTAATTCCGTCTTCTTTCATTACGAAAGAGCCGTCTGCTTTTTTGATTGTGCCGTTTTCGTCAACTGTTACCTGATCTCTTGATAGTGCAGCTCGGAAATAATCATTGGCTACATCATGATCAATATATTTCTTTTCTCCAAGAGCTTTACCGATAATCAAATCGGTTTTTCTTTCTTTCTCTTTCATTTCAAAACGCTGCTCTGCTTCTTTCAGTTTGTTCTCGTAGTCTGATTTAGTTGAGCCATGTTTCTCAACTAAGTCATTATACTTTTTTTGAAGTTCATCCACTTTTGATTTGTATTCTTCCGGTGCGTTCTTTTTGATGGTGTCAATTTCTGAGGTAACAAATTCTTTTGCCTTACCCAAAAATTCATCCATTTCCATTTCCTCGGCTTCTGATGCGGTCATTCCCAAACCAAGTTCTTTGTTCCACTTCTTTTTGATTTGCTTTTGAGCAACTATTTGCCCTTCTTTTCTTGCTTCATCAATTTTCTTTTTTACGCCTTCGCCACTTGTGGCAATTGCTGCCCGATCATCTAAGTAAGTTTGTGCCATTTCATTTAATTGCTCGTCGGTTGTTTCGTCTGTGATCGAGCCTGAAAATCCAATCGCTGATAAAAATTTTTTAATCTTCTCCATTTATTGTGTTTTAATAATGTTTCTTTTTTTCTTTTCCGGTGCTGCCGTCTCTTGTATTTCCGGGGCTGCCATCTTAGTCACTTCAGATTTTGGTTCAATTGTAAAATCAATTCCTTGAAGCAAATATCTTCTCTTTCCATTTTCTGAAAGACATCGGTTTAAAATTTCAAATGGAGAAAGCCTTTCCCTCATTTGAGTCATTCCGTCAATAAGTAAATAAGTGTTCGACTGTGATTTTAACTGAGATTTTATTTTGTTAAAATCTTTGATGGTCATTCTTTGTACAAAATCTTTCGGGTTCTCAATTCCGAGACTTTTTAACAACTCGTTCATAATGCAAATATATTAATTTTTAAAATATGTTTCATACATTTTTTGTGACCTTTCTTTTAAACGATCTTTTGCAAGTTTATTTGCTTCGTCTAAAACCTTTTGTCTTTTGTCCTGAATTTTATCAAGTTTACTTTTTGTTTTTGGATTATTCACAAATGGAATTGCCCTGTGAATGCAGTTGTGACCGCCTCTGATTTGAGCAAAATTATTCACGGTTAATTTTAGATCACCTAACCCAGAGCCGTTATTTTTTGCCCACTCGATTTCATCTTGTAATTTATCAAATGGTATCACTCCTTTGAGTGTTTTTATCCATCGGGTGCATTGAGGTCTTGATGTTGTTTTAAGTGGACCTACATAAGAATAGGCATTCACTCCAATTTCTTCACCAATCTTTTGTTCTACTGATCCCTGAAATTGGAACAATGAATCGTGCGCAATTTGTCGCGCGTATCTTGTAAGCAAACCGCCCTTCTTTGCGTCTGCCAAAACATAAGTTCTTAAAAGGTCCTCCGCTTCATTAATTGTATTCCCAAAGGTTGCCGACCTTAACAATATCTTTCTGATCCCTCCGGTTATGTTTACCTTGATACTGTCAGGACTTGCAAGGCTTGAAGAAATATCCTCAATAAATCCTTTTTTGATTGGTGAGATTTGTTTCTTCAAAAAATCATAAGAATCTACATCGTTTAAAAGTGCTGCGAACTGCAAAGATAAATCTTCTATATTTTCAAAATTCTGCGTAAGTGCAATTATGTTTTTTGAATAGTCACCTTTTGAAAGTAATTCAACTACCTTTTTTTGGAGCTTATTAATCTCTAAAAGTGTTTCATAGTCGTACACTAACCGCCCCCTCTTGTTTGACATTTTCCGGACTACCTTTTTTAAAATGTTAAAGATCTCAAAATCCGATTCCAGGTTCTTAAGATCAAAATCAGTCAAAAAAAGTTCAGTACTTTCCGATTGCTTTCGGATTATATCAATTAGGTTCATCCAATATTATTGCATCTGGATATTTGGCTAAAAGTACAGGGTTGATCAAATCAAATAACATCTTGTCAGTCATTGCGGAAATATCTTTGCCTTCGGTAACTTCCAAGGCAACATCAAGGACCGCAAATGATCGTTTTACTTCTGAATCAGAATAGAGCTGCAATGAGTTTAATTTTATTATCTCGTCATTTGAGTAAGTCGCCAATGGGTATTTCCGAGCTATGAACGCCATGAGTTTCTTCATTATTGGGTCATTGGCGTAAACCAAATTATAATAATCAATGACATTCGTAATTCTCTCAACCCCAATAGCTGTTTTGATTTTTTCCTTTATGATCTCAGGGTTTTTAATCTCAATACTTAAAGGAATATTATAAGTCGGGTATTCTTCGTTTTTTGCACCGTTATAAAAATACTTTGTAATGATGTATAAATGGTCCTGAATCGTATTTGCAAGACCTATGAGACAAACCCTAATCTGAGTCTTAAGATGTTCCAATCTATGTAACATCGCTTCACCTGACTCATTCAGGTCAATTAAAGCATCAATACCTAAGGATTTTTTCATTAATTCAAAATGATACGCCCATGTTTTAGAAACAAATTCTAAAACTGCCGTATCAGGGTTCAAATATGTAGGGTTATTTTGAGCCTTGTCGTCTATGATGGTTCTTGTGTTGTTCCAATATTCCAACGGTCCGGGACTTCTTAGATATCCTGTACCGCTGCACTTTTCGCACTCACTCCACCCTTCATCAGTTTTAATTTGCCCTTTGGTACATCCAGGAGCCGAACAAATAACGTCACCAATTATCAAAATAGGGTGCGCTGCCTTTACTCTTACCGCCTGATCATCTGAATATGCGCACAACGCTTCGTCTGCATGAGAATACGCTGATTGTAGATAGGACTCTTTGTATTTTTCGCCTTTTGGATTACTCGAAATTACTCCGGGCATCATAGTAAAAGGCATCATTTTTAAACCATGTACATAAATTACATCAAGTCGGTATTTAAGTTGATTGCCTTCTCTAAATGGTTCTAATGAATACCAATTATCTAAATCGGCAGCATAGTAGAATGAATCTTCGCCTCTTTTCCCTGCTTCAAAAGCAATGTAATTACTTTTATAAACTACTTTATGAAATGGAATTAAATAACTATCTACCCTTCCTATTTTTTTGGTTTCGTCCAAAATAGGAACGGCAAAAAGTAATCCATTCGGATCAACAAAAGAATAAGGCAAAACTACTTCGGTTGCCCATTGGTCCAAACTAAGTTTCATCCCATCATTTAAAAATGGTCTTGATTTTAACCATTCTGAAACATATTCAGGAACATTTCTTAATTCAAATCCTCCACCTACCCAAACATTCGAGCACTCTACGGAGAATTTACGAATAGGCTCAATAGTTACCTGGCGAATGTTTTCGTTTCGGTAATCTTTGATATGGTCAGGTTCCCCAGGTCTTTTCTTGGAAAGCAAATCAATCTTACTTAATCTATAATTGTGATTTATAGACTGCAGATACACTTGGTGCTTAACCGGTATCTTTGATTTTTCAGTATCAAATTTATTTAGATACCTATCCTGGTCAAAGGTATTAACCCTGACAAGATCATTAAAATCTCTTAGTACATCTTCCGCTTTGATCATAAAAGATGCCGGGACATATCACTATATCCCGGCTATTTTTAAATTAAAATTATGATGTGCTTTCGCTGTCTGCCAATGCGTCAACAAAACCAGGAACAGTAACGTGCTGCAATACACAGTTATAATTCAATTGGAATTGAGCTTTCCATCTTGCTTTTCCTTTTGCGTCACCTCTGTCAACTGAGAAGTTCTGAGTCAATGACGCTTCAAGTCCTAATGCATGATCAGGCTCAGTACCGATGTAACCGCCTTTGATGAAGTCTGCCCACTCATTTCCAAGTGTGAAATATCCATCAGATTTGATTAAGATCAAAGTCACTCGTTGATTTTGGAATAACTCGCATACCTCAGTCCAATAATCTTCGTCACTGTGGTCTGCTTTGAACAGCCATGTTTCGTAATTTACCAACCTTTCAGTTCTAACTACAACACGGTCAAAACATCCTGAGTAATCTTCTTCAACAACATCCGAAGGAGTCTCTAAAACAATCTTACCCTTTGGTAAAAGTTTTATCTTTCCGGCTGCTACTGCTGCTTCAATTTCTGCGGTGTCTGTTACGTCCGTTGGAACCCAATCGCAACGAGCAATTGCAAGTCCAGTGTAACAGGCTGATTGCGTCTCATTAGTGTCGCAATCGTTTAAGTATCTCTGTGGGATCACAACTGAAGATCCGGCACAAGTTAAAGATGCACATTTCATGCTTTACAAAGTTTTTAGAGTTAAAAAAACTCTGCTACACTCTCTTAGATTAGTCCTTTTTTTTAACTTCAACTGGTCGGTTCCCAAGTTTTTTAACGCTCATCGGTTCAACAATTTTCCAACCGTCTTTTGCGTATTTCTCTTTGTTCCTTTCGTATACTTCCGGCTTGACTGGAATCACAGTGCCACCTCTATTTTTTATTAGAATCATTTGAGTGTTTTAGCACTCTGTTGCACACTCTATGCTGTAAGTAATTTCCAATCTGTAAAGACCTTTGTAATCACTTACGGGGTTCATTGCAAAGTTACTAATTTTTACTATTTCATTGTTAATTTTTATTTGTCTACCTTGAAATATTATTTTGCTCAAATAGTTTACCATGAATTGAGGAATCAATTTAGTAGGAATGATTTTATAATTCATTCGTGTGGTGCTACTCAATAGTTTTCCGTTCCTTCCAGATGTTCTTTCGATCTCTGGAAATTGCTCAACTATCTTCGCTTCAATTCCTAATTTATTTATAAATTTAAAACCATCTACACACGTAGGCTTAGAATAATAATTCCCAACGCAATCCTTTTTGGTGTAAACGCCTTCAAAATAAATTATGTCATGGCATTCATCAGGCACATAAAATTGCTGAGTGCATACACTTTCCGTAGTTTCGTTTAAATCATTTTTGGCAACGAAATCCAATTCAAAACATTCCGGAAAACCTTCTATTCCGGTATCAATTTCAATAACCTGATAGGAATTTTCGCCATTATGACATACAAAATACCGTGATGCAAACTGAGCCATATCAGTTATTTCCGTACCGTCAATTTTCCGTAAAGTCGCAATAACAAAATCCTCCCATCCTGCCGTTGGTTCTTTTGGATCAGCATTATACTGATCCCTGAACATCAACTGAAACATGATCTTGTCTCCAATAGTAAAAGGAACACGGTAAGGATATTTTACACATTGCTTTGAACAGGCATAAGTATTGTCACAGTCTGCCAGTATGTTATCTGTTGGGGTTAATGTGCATCTGTTTTGAACAGGTAAACATATTTCTCTTGCCTTGCCGTCTATGTCAACACAGGCAACCGTTCCAGGGGAATATAAAATGTATCTTTCCATTAGGCTTGTTCGCAAATTGTACAGTCAGCATGAGCATAAACTACTTTGTCACCGCATCCGGTAGCTCCAACATTATAGGTAAGTGTCCATCTAAAGAAAACTTTTTGACTCGCTAAAGGTGCGGTGTATGTTGCCCAGGATGAACCATCAAATGAATACTGTTTCACGCTTGATGTTGTGGTCCCTTCGCCTGACCATGTTGGAGTTGCTACCCCCAAGGAAGAACACGCAATCGAGATCTGAGGAAAATTAGTGCAAGGTGTTGTTTCCGTTTCTTCGGTTACTGCATCACACAAATCAAATTCCAAAGTATCTTCCTGGCACGGCACGTAAGAAAAACTTACATCATTCCTGATTAATCCGTCTCCATTATCAAATGCAGTAGTATAATGACATCCATCAGTCCTCACCACTTCAAATCTGAACCATCCTTTTAGCGGTGTTTGAAAGTTTCCACTGGTAGAACCACTTGCATAGTATTGTTTGATGTTTCCAAATGCATCAAGATAAGTCACCACAATGATGGACATATCAACGTCAGACCATCCAGGAATGTCAAATTCCCATGTTACGAATTTGCCCCCACAATCTGCAACCGCATTGAATATCATTGTTTCACATGGACAAGATCCGGTTATAGTATTGTCTTTATAGCCCACCAACTTGATACAGTACTCTTGATTTTCTTCAAGTTGGGTATAGTCTACCGTAAACCCAAATTTACCCCCTCCGGTAGTTGGCAAAATTAAAGGACTTTGATCTTCTAAAATCTTACCGTTTGCGGTCAGGTAATACAGATTAACATGGTCCACTGATGGTTCTACAATTGATAATGCAAGTTGTTTGCCGTCTTCATAACAATACCCATCCGGTAACGATGAAGGGCTAAACAAAGTAAAGTCTGCATCATCATAATCAACCACATGAATAGTCATTGGAAATATGCAGTGGTCAGTATTCCCGTTTATGTTAAAAATCCAATCAAAAAATAAATACAAAGACCCTCCTGCAAAACTATCCGGGATCATCATTTGCACCCCTCTGGTCCAAGTGCTGCCCCCGGTGTTGTTATATACATAAGTCGGATTAATTTCGCTTATGTTCTTGGCCGTTGTGTAGTCGTTTGTGGTGTTATATTTTATATCACACCTCACAAAGTAATCAAAAAAAGTACCCGGAAGACCTGCCGTTCCTAATTGGGTGTTGTAATCTGAATAATCAAGTACTGATTTGAATTCATAATTCACACAAGGGGCTGCATTTCTCACACAGCAAGTAGCATGAGTATCATTATTATCTACAATAATAGAGCAAGTAATATCCGGTTTGATTGGTACAGGCCCTGGGATAATCTGACTTATTACTTCAGATTTTCTGGAATACCAAGTATCAAATTGTTTGTAAACCCAAAAAATAACATACTGCTGACCAGGTTCAAAATAGGTCGCATCAATTGTAAACTCTCCTTCGGTAAATGTTCCGGCATATTCAATTAATCCTTTGCCGTTTTCAAGTTTATCAAAGTCAATTACATTCGGAGTAAAGAATTCCGCTGTTTCAATTGTAGAGCCTATTAATCCGTATTGTAATTTGGTTGCTTCATAATGTGGGTCATTTGTATTCGCACCTGACACCTTCATTATTCCGGCAAAGTATCTTGAGGAATACATATTCGGGCCACCAAATAAAACTACTCTTAAATCCTTGTTATAAATGTAGCCATTCACCTCAGTACCGTCCACGTACAAAGTATGAGTGAGTCCATATTCACCGTCTGAATTCCATTTAGTTGCTGTACAAGGTATTAAAGATTCCGCTGTGATTATTTCATCAAAGATCACTGAGGACCTGATGAAGATATTTTTACTTCCGGTATTATAAATGTTGTTTGGGCCTCCATTTGCTGACTCTTTCAAAAGTATATCGGAAGACCATTCATGAGCAAACAAATAATCTCCGGTGTCTGCAATGGCTAAAAATTCAAACTCTACCAAATAGGTAGTATTTAATTGCCGTGTAAGTCTTACTTGAAGGTTTTTATATTTTGAAACCAAACCAACAAACGACATTTCAACCGTTGTTCCGTTTGATGTCGGAAATTCCGCTTCCCACCTTGGTTCCAGTACCGGAATAGTAGGTTCTCCGGTGTCTAAAAATAGAGCTATGTCAACATGAATTTTGGTTGAATTCGGGATTACTTCATCACTGGTAAATATAGAACACGCCCGGAACATACCGCCTGGGCTGATCTGTCTTGTTTGGGGTGTGGTGTCTACATATAGGGCCATTAATTACATTTAAATTTTATGTTTTCAAACTTAACCGTTTGCTCTGAAAAGTTTATTTCATACTTTTCCGGAATACCCTGCCCATAATCTTTGTGTGAAATCGAAATGTTTAACTTGTAGGTGTTCAATTTCTCTGTAAAGGTACAAAAATCAGACGGTTTTATTGTTATGCTTTCATAGTTTATCGGTCTGCCGTTTTGATTTTCCGGGTCGTCAATGTAATGGAATCGTTTGTATAATTCCTGATCCGGAAGATCTTTGTCGAACCACATTTCCCAATTATATTCATAAACGTCACCATTCGGACCGTCTTTTATTTTTCGTCTCTTTACTCCGATGAATTTATAACCGTCAATTGTGATCACTTCCTTTTCATCTACAATCAAAAGTTTTAATTCGGAACAAATATCCTGACCTGTAACAAGTGAATGTGTCATTCTACTTTTGTTGTTGAATGAGTCTGCAAGTTCTGCAGTATACCAAATGAATTTCATAAATCCGTTGGCATTGATGTCATTGGTGAACTTTGCAGGGGAATAATTCACAACCACTTCCTTTTTGCCTTTTCGAGCCTTGATCTTAGAATCATTCCACTCCACAATGTCTGAATACATTTGGACATTCTGAGTGCCTTGGCTGTCTGATGCGTCTACCTTGTATCTCCCGTCCCAATAAGCAAAATTTGTTTCTTGATTTGTTACTTCTCCAATGTCAATAATGTCACCGTCCTTCTCAGAGTCTTGAATGTTGAATAAATTAACCCTCAATGAGTCGATAATGTCCTTTCGTTCAAAATATAAAACACCGTCATAAATAATCCAGTCAGCATTGAACACAGGTTTCAAAGACTCCAACAATTCAACCGGGTTTAAATTCGCTGCGTTCCATGCGTCCCAATGATCGGTATTGTATTTATCATAATTTATACCTCCCTTATATTGGGCCATATAAAGAACCAAATTATTGTATGGCTCGGAATTTAAAATTGAACTTTGAAAACTCAACCCTAAATTATTACAGTGCCATCGGAAGATATAAGATAAGTTAGGGCATGGCCTGTATTCACCTGCACCCACGGCATCGTTTTCTAATCTCTCCAATGAATCAAGTACATCGGCATCTACAATATTTAGCCAGGCAAGGCCCTTTACGATCAACTTAACAACTGTAAGTAAGGGTGCTAAGATTAAGTAAACTCCCAATCCTACTCGGTTGCCGTCATCTTTTACATAGGATAGCTTATGAACCATTCCGGCACTGATCGCATCATTGACATAGGTATATTTATCCGACCAAAATGGACTGCCTGTAAGTTTCTCAAATGCGTCCTTCTCGGCTGAGCGTTGGATCATTGATACCCTGGCTTCACAATCGTAATCAAGGAATGCGCACCCTTTGAAATAAATATCGTAGGTGAAAACAGTATCACAGCAATCCAGTTTTATTGTAGCTTCTAAAATCTTATCCTGGGCCGTGCAGATTTCATCAAAAAAGAATGCCTTGAATATCTCATATCCCTCACGTATTACCCTGATGGTGTTCGATGTTGATTGATCTATTCCTCCCGAATCTGACCGCTCTACGGTGACCGTAAATTCGTCAAGACCGATAACCCATTCAGTGAAATCTACACTGTTTATAAATATCTTGTTCAAAGTTTAATATTTTGGGTTCTGAT